TCCCCATCGGTTAGGATCCTGCGGAGGGTAACAAATACCTCACCGCACTGCCAGCATCTTAACTTTTGTTTTTCCTGCGTTGTCGCGTTCATGCTTCTGTACCTCCCTGATCAGCTGCTCCAGTTTCATCTGGCACAGTATGTCCATCGCCCTGTGGAATCTCTCCTTGTACGTTATCTCCCTGTTTTTCCACTGGAGCTTCTCCTGCAGGCGTTTCTTCCGCTTTAGTTTCTTCTTGGCCTCCCGGGCCAGCCGCTTTTGATTGTTGCTCATTGAACATTGCTTTAATGTCTCGTATTTTTACTTCTGCCTCCGCGCTTTCCGCAAGCCACTTTTCATTCACCTCGGTGTTGGTGACTAGGTCGGCCATTTTCTGCGGGTCTATGTCGAGGCGTATACACATGGCTGCTATGTGGTCCCATATAACCCCCAGGGTCATGATGATCTGCTGCAGCTCTCGGTCGTGCTGCTTGAATTTACCTATGACCAAATCGCTAAACTTTGGCGGCAGGTCTGTCTGCTTCGCTTTGCCCAGCTTGCTTAGGTCGATCGCCGGTCCGTTGAATTGATTGTTCATGCTCGTGAAATTTTAAGATTAACTCTACCCCTTGGTCTTTTTTACTCCGGACTTGTACCCACTCCACGCCGGCGTTGTTTATATACTCTCTGCTATCGTCTTTTATAATCCCGGCCATGGTCAGGCCGTCGATCATTGGCTTGCAGCTCGCCCGGGCATTATCGTCGTCCATTATATTAATGCCCATAAATACAAACTGCACTGTTACCTTGCCCGGCCATGGGAACCTCCCCCGGAGTCCTGGCTCGTTCCTGAGTGGCATAACGGCCCAGTAGGCCATTGCTTTCCACTCTTTGCTCCATTTCCACCGCTCGCGCCAGTTCATGCGTAGGTTTGGGTTTGGCGGCAGATAGCGGGTCTTGTACTTTCCCCGGGAGAGCTCTATGCTTACCGGCGTTTGTACTGTGACTTTGAATTCTTTATCTTCCATTATTCCTCCTGGTCCGTGTGATCCTGGCGGTGGCGATCGCGCGGTACATATGTTTTATTTGGTTTTGCCAGGCGCTGTTTTACCGCCTCGAGTGGGTCCCCGTACCCATACCATTGCATCTGCAGCGGGTCCCACAAGATCCGGTAGAGCGGGTAAAGCTCGAGCCGTGAGTTTACTACCACTTTTTGCGGACCTTGTAGGTTGAGTTCTAAGCCCTTGCTGTATTCTGCCAGCCGTTCGGTAGTGTACTCCTGCAACATAACCATCAATTTTTTGGTTTCCATCTTCCACTCACCGCTGCTGCAAAAAGTATAAAAGTCTACTGGTGCTCCGGTCTTTGGGTTGCCGGTTATTCTGAATGCGTGCCCTACCGGGCATTGCATCTCTCTGGCCATTGTGAATTCTTGCTCTGTCATTGTAGTAATTGCTCCCCCCGCTTATTAATTAAACCTTTTAACATTGCCTCCTCAAATCTAGTAAATTCTTTACGGGTGGGGTTTTGGCTTACCCGCTGGTATATTGCGTCCAGTATGTCGTTTGTCTTTGCCGTTTCGATCTGTGCCTTAAGCTCTCCCGCTAGTTTTCCAAACGTTGGGCTCCCTAAAAATGATTTACGTCTTGCGTTTGCGTAGTGCGGGCTGTACTTGCAGAGTATACACACCTCATCGTCCGGGATTGCTGCGTGGGTTTCTATGTCCGGGCAGGTATCCGGTGTGTACTTTGGCCGTTCATCTTTCTGTGGTGCTACTGCTGCCTGCTCCGCTTTTTCCTCCGGTGTACTAATTGCTGCATCGAACTCTTCAAATGTCATACTGCCTGCTGATTGCTGCGGCCGAGTTTCCCACGCTGTGCGCTCAGTAGGTGCTGGCCCGAATTCTCCGTCTGCCTCTTCCGCGTCCCCGCCATCCAGGGGCTGCTCTGCTACTTCGTCTAGTGCTGTGCTCGCCGGCAGCGCATGATCTAGTGGTCGCTCAGTGCTGTCCGGTATGCCTGCCACGCCTGGCGCGTCCATGCTATATGCGTTTGCCCGGCCTTTTATATACCCCTGCACCTCTTTTGGATCAAACTCTAGCTTCATCGCGTATATGGTGGTTTTCTTTTGCTGCCCATCGTCGTTGTAATACACCACTTGTGGTTCCAGGGTTAGGTGCAGCGGGATCCCGCTGATTCTTCCTACCCATGCCCTAATCATTTTAATCATGGCGTTTATGTTCACTACGCTTTGGAAACTTCCGGTTATTATCTGGTAGCAGCCGGAGAGGCCGACCTTTGGCAAAAGGAATGTAAGCGTCGCCATTTCTTTGTACCCGAGTTGCTCGAGCTCTTTTTCATTGGTTCTGCTCGCCACCCAGTCGGCCTGGCTTTGTGAGTCCTCTGTCCGTTCCCATTTCGTGATACCGTCAGAGCGGCCCTTGAGTCCGCTAAAGCCGTATAGTTTGTACCATTGTGGAAATACGTCATCCACATCTCCCTCCATGGGAATAACAATATCCAGGGTCTTAGGCCTTTCGCCGTATACTGCCTGGACTTCCGGGGGGCACACAAAATAATCTGTTTTGACCGGTACTGTCACCGGCTTACCGTTCCGATCAAGGCGTCCGGTATCTTTCTGATACCCGAGCCTAATCATTCCCTTTCGCGGGAACCTATTCACATCTGCCCATTTCGCTATTGGCATTTCTTTCCTTTGTGCGTGGCAGCTTTTTGTCGGGGTTCAATGGTCCTCGAGGAGCGTATGCTCAGCTGCTATGCGTTAATTAGTTTTTTTTGGCTTTGGTGTTATAAGCACCAATAACATGATTCTGGCTTCGTGCATCGTCATTGGAGTTTTGTTGTAAGCCAGCAAGTGCCAGAACCGTTTCTTCTCTTGCTGACTAATTCTCCCGAGCTTTTTCCAGAGTAGCTCATATGGTACATGCGCGTACTCCGGGAGTTGCTTCTGCAGCATCGGGATGAGAGCGCTCAACTCTCCCAGCCCGACGCGATCTTTGTTTTGCATTTCTGTTTGCTTTAATACTAGTAGGTTGCTTTTCGTATTGCAAGTTTACTCTGTGGAAAACTTTTGCACTTCGATGTTCCGATAAATCCGACCGCGCTTTTTGATCCAGCCTTTTGCTTCGAGCGTGTCCAGAAACTTTTTTGCGTTCTGCCGTGAGTACTGGAAGTGCTCGGCTATCTCTTCCTGAGTGGGCGCCGAGTCGTGCTCTCTCTCGTAGGCTATGACAAACTCGAGCACGTCACGCTGCCCCTGGCTTAGTATCTTTTTTTGTTTATTCAGTATGCGTTTCATTTTTTCTCCTTTCCTCACAATCCTCACAGTATGGTGTGTGCCGTGCTGAATATCCCACTATCTCGCCGCCGCACTCTGTGCACTTACCATCCCACCACCATTTCACCTTTTGCCACAACTTGGATACTTTCATCTGTTCTTATAAATTAAATAATTAATTCTACTTTTCTAAGTATTAGATATCGCTCCACTATCTCGCTCTCGGTTCCATTTTCATTCGACCAAGTTTCCCACACTCTCACTGGCGCTTCCATGATACGTTCAGGCGTAAGTTGTGAGTCAATTCTGCTTAGTCTCCCATTGCCTGGGGAGTCCTCCTCGTTTGCAAAGCTATCTTGTTTTCTAGCGTCTGTAAGAATTTCTTTGAAACGTTGCCGTGCTGTTATCTCGTTAGCAAAATAACCTCTTTCTTCAATTAGTCCGATTTCGGTTTCTACTTCCACCGAGTAAATTATCGAAATCATAAATTATAAGTTAAATGTACTACTTCTACTGCCCCCGTGTAAGCCTCCATTTTGCCCTATGCTGGTTTTATCGCCCGGGCCGCCCACTACTCCATCATCTGCGGTATCGTTGCTGCATGCGCCCTCCCAGCCTATACACCGGCCGTTTCTGTCCCGGGGCCCGGGTGTGCCGCATGATATGCAGTTCCCGTAGTTTTGCTGACTAATATCTTTCGGTTTCCGGTATCCAGGTACCGGTGTCGCTTTGGCTGTCATTGGTTGGTTCCTTTCGTGCCATCCACATAAACATTTTACCCGGCTCCCTGGCCGGTGTTATGCGGTCTTTAATGTTTCCTAAAATGTACCGCGCTTTGTCGGTCCCTATTCGCTTGATCACTCCGAGGAACATCCCGAATTTCTTCGGCTCCTGACAGAAGTCTGCTATCTCTTTTGCCAGCATGTGGTCCTCGGAGTGTAGGTTCGGCTGGCGCTTTATTTTTTTATACCTGTCCAGATCGATTTCCATCTTCGTCGTTGGTTTGGTTTTTTAAAATATTAAGCGTGTCAGCTGCCTCTTTGTCTATGGTTGGTGAAGTTTTGAATTCTTCAGTGGCCATTTCTCTATCTCTCCTGGCGCAGTCCTTGCAGAGCATGAGCATGCCTCTGTGCAAGGTCGACACCGGCTGCACCTCTTTGCGTTGGTATTCGTTAAAACATCCATCGCATATTCGTTTCCTGTTAAACATTTATTTCTTTCCCCAGCAGTCCTTACTCGCTACCCATGGAGTAGTGCCCTGCTCTTTAAATAATGCAATCGCGACCGCTATGTGCGTCTCTAAGTCAAATCTAGTGCCTCCCAGGGACTTAGCTCTTTTATCATGAACTTTTAATTCCTGGAAGATACCATACGCAGATGAGGTCCCGCTAGTGTTTGGCTTCATCTGAAACCCGCTCTCGCATTCTCCTATGCGTTTGAGGAGAGCAGTCTGCGCATCGCTGAGTCCTGCCGCTGCAGCCATTTCCGCAAACTTTGCGTAATTACCCGGAACCCCTGCCGCTGCAGATTTAGCATCCTTGCTGGGTACTGCATTGCGCCGTGGGCTGGCCGGCTGTGTTTCAGGCCCCACACTTGCCGGGATCGTCTCCTGCTCGTCTGGTGTTGTTTGTTCGATAATTTGTGCATGTGCTTCTTTCACTATCTCCGGTTGCCAGAAGCTTTGAGGTTTTACCTGCTCGAGCTCTGATTGCCGGCCTTTAATTTCTGCCTCTAGTACTTCCCGCTTGGCTTCGTTCCACGCTTTCTTTTGCACCTCTCCGGAGAAGTACCGGACCGTGGTGCGTATGTGTGTTACGACTCCCGGGCGGGTCGTTCCGTAGGTTACCGCTAGTATGAGTATTGCTACCACACTCAGGTAAAATCTACGCATGTATCTTTTATTCCGTTTTTCTCTCTCTAACCGTGCGGCTTCAGCGGCCGCTTCCCGTTCCTTTTTGTCCGTCTCTGATTCAATAGGTTTATTGTGCCTGTCGAATATTGACATTGGGTTGATCCTTTGCGCTCCCCCCGAGCTTAGTTTTTTGTTTTTGTTTTTGTTCGTGTGCTGCAAAATCGTAGTTACTGCCTGGGCAGAAGACTTGGCCGTCTGGTCCCGGGCCGTGGGCTACTATCTTGCGTTCTACCACCGCGGTATTTTTTCCGCAGCGCTTGCATACTATGGCATCTGGTTTTGGCATATTCCTAGCTCCTGTATGGCCTTGTGTCGGGCGTGCTCTCGGCTGACGGCGTTTATAATGCCGGTCCGATTTTGCATTTCCTTATCATGGTCCATACGCTCTAATTGGAAGAGGTTGGTGTACCTCTTTACCTCGACCTTGCCTTGGCGGCTTAAGTAGCCGACCCATACTCCTTGTTGTTGCATGCTTTTGTTTTCTTTACTTATTTTTTGCCGGCCCTTTTTTGTAGCCTGCACCAGTAGTATAATCGATTTCCGTTCAGGTGTCAAGTCGTGTTGCAATTACCTGCACATATTTGTACGGTTTTTCTAAATTTGTGCATGGTCCGTAATTCTTCCCCTGAATATGGCTTAGTCTTGGTGTACAGTTTAATTACGGATTGTTCGGTTTGTGCGCGCCTCCGTAAAATACCGAACGCCGATCATTTTGCCGGCGCCGGCAAAATAATACCGTTTTACTTTTCCCTAGGTTGTCCCCAGGTTATCCACAATCGTTATTTCCAATTCCCCTTTAGTTAAAGCCATAATTACAGAGTTATGCACTTATCCACCGTGCTTACTATTACAATATTTATATTTCTTAAGAAAATACACCTCGAACTATGTACGAGGTATAGTAGGGTTTTGGAGCGGGCGCCGTTGATTTAATTTTCATATTGTGCTGTAATACTGTTCATACCAGTACCTCTGGTTCTCATGGACCGCTTCGTATGGGTCGGCTGCGTTGCACAGTTCGCCACCGCTGCGACTTTCCCTCCCTGTTGGTAGTTTGAGCCGTTCCGGATATTACCGGCGCGCTACGGTCAAAATATCGCTTTTCCAGTACCTGCTTTATGCGCGTTAAAATTGGAATACTCGAAGCCATGAGAAAAGCCCACCTATTCGCGAGATGGTGGGCTTTTGTTTTGGGTATGGGTACCCTTGGGTAGGATTGTTGGCGGGGCTCGCATAGGCGGGCAAAGTTGTGGAGCTATCTCCGTTTGTGGTTTCGGTTACGTCGTAACCAGAATAGAAAGACCCGCCGCATATAAGGGCTGTACCTCATGGTTGTCTCCTCTTTTGTTTTGTGATATGTTGGTTTTGTTGCATGTCATTTTGCTAGTGCATAAATGTATAAAACCCGCCCCAAAATTAGGGCGGGTTTTATATTACCGCTTGAGCTGTGGAGGTGTGTCGTAGGTGAACCTGCCGAGCATGGTCAGCTTCTGCTCGCGCTTCTGCTTTACCATGGTATAAATCGTTATTGCAAACGATGCCAGGATACCTACTGCAGCTGTAGCACTTGCTGCCTGAGCCCGGAGGTCGTCAGTTACAGCTACTCCCAGGATTGGGAGAACCAAGAGCACCAGCTCAATTATGAGCTTTACAATCTTGGCTACGTACTCGCTTGAGTATTCCATATAAATACCTTTCGTTCTTAATTACTAAAATTATAACTCAGTTAGTGGCACACTGCCATTTGGATCTAATTTAAACGCTCCCGCTAGTACATTTTTTTGGTTCTGATCTGAGAGCTTCAAATAGAATATTACGGTTCTGTTTTCTATAGCCGGCATGTTGGTGTACACAAATCCGCGCTCTGCTAGTTTCGGTATGTCATTGGCTTGGCCTGGCACTACCTTTGGCGTCTTGAACATATCGGACACTTCATCCCACCGGGCTGCGGTTGGAATCTTTATGTACAACACCTGCAGCGGGCTTGCGGGATCCTTTGCGAATCCTACGTCCGGCTCATCCGTGCTGTGCACATACGCCATTGGGTTTACGAAATTGCTGAAGCCTGGGTTTGTTACCCCGTTGATGGTAATGCCCCAGTGGGTGTGTGGCCCAGTTACTTTTCCGGTCTTACCCATCTTGCCTATAACCTGCGCTCTCTGTACTTGGTCGCCTACTCCCACGTTGCCGGAGTCCAGGTGGTTGTAGTGGCTTGTGCCCCATGCGTGCTGGATGATTACAGTATTCCCCAGGCTTGCGCCACGGTTGCCGGAGTATATAACTTTCCCGGCGTCACACGCTTCTACTGGGTCGCCTATTTTTCCATTCTTTCCGTTTTTGCAATCTACGCCCGGGTGACCTTTCAGGCCGCGGTTTGCGTAGTACATACCTGGCTGGTCCGGGTCTTTAAAATCTTCCCCGAACGCCTGGATCAAGTAGAAATCTTTAAACGGTAAGTGCAGGTCGGCCGGAGCTCCTACTGTTACTGCTGACTCCACAAAGTCCACATCTGCGAGTGCCTCATAGAATGGCGTTGTAGCTTTTATGTAACAGTAGCCCTCTACTCCAAAGTTTGCGGACCAGGAGTTTTGCACTTGGAACCAGAGCTCACCGTTTTCCGTTTTCCATCCGACAATCAACATGCGATGGAGTCCTGCGCTGCCGCTGGTATCAAGTACGTTGCCCTTTGCGTCGGTTGCAAAGTAATTGCTTGGGCAGTTAAATGTCACAGTCACCGGCGTCTCGTGCTCCGTGAGTAAATCTCGTACGTGATCTATGGTGCTCGCCCATACGTACCCTGTGCTCCGGTGTTGGAACGCGTCAGCCAACAGTATCTCTTCTACGTCGGCCGGGATTTCTATAAATTCTGCATGGTTCGAGTACGGCGTGTTTAGTATCCCTTTGCGCGGTACTCCATAGTCGGTCCGGATCTTGGCCGCTATGGCTGGGTAGGTTCCCTCCTGGCCTGGCTGGCCGTCCATGCGTTTACAGAGTGCATACAGCGCCCGGTAGTCACCCTCGAACGGTCTGCCCTCGTCTTTCTCCTGGTACTCACATTCTTTTGCATGTGAGGCTCCCACACAGGATCCATAGTCCTGGTTTGTTATGCCCAGGCTCTTGTCGAACAAGCTAAAATTCTCCGGGTATACTTTCGCCGCGGTTACCGTTGCTGGTACTAGCGAGTCGTACCGGATCCTACGTGGATCCGGTGGACTTGCCTTTGCTCCCAGCTGGTGGTTTGGTACTTGAGTGGTCGTTGCTAACTTTTTACTCATTTGTGTTTTCTCCCTGGTTCTGACCTCCGTTCAGATCCAATTTAATATTGTCTCCTGGCTTTAGTGGCACACCCCGGATTGTCTCCAGGTAGTACCGATATGCTCCTCCCAGTCTTTGCCGCTGCTCTGCATTTAACCAGAGCAAAAACTTTTTGCGATCATTCTTGCTTGGATCCGTGGCACCCTTGGAAAGTCCGTAGAGCGGATCAGCTGCATCAAGCGATTTGTCCAGGTCTTTCGGACTTACTCCTAAATCTCCGAGTTTCTTCAGCTGAGCGGCCGCTGTTTTGCTGTCGCCGTATTTGAGTGCTGTCTTGTAGTCTCTGAACGCTTCACTGCGTGGTGTTGAGTAGCTGCTGTCTCCCTCTCGGCCGAGCTCTTTTTCCATAAACTGCCGCTTCAAACTTTGGATCTGATCGTATGCTATGGAGTCCGGGTCGTAGCTGGTAAATATTGTATCTTTCCAGCTATCTCCATAGCCGCGTATGGGTTTGCCATTTAGCATTCTGTATTCTGTGTCGAGACTAAACGCGCCGGCCAGGTTCTGCCACGGATCCCTCACTACTCTCGGGTTGAATACGTCTGGGAAGAAGCTGCGCTTGGATAGAAATTCGACCGGGGTTTTAATTGCCGGCGTCACGCCCTGTAGTACTTTGTTCACCGGAGCTTTAAGTCGGTTCTTTATGATTGTCTCCATATCCAGCTGGCCATCATTCAGCTGCTGCAGCTCGGTCGGGAATTGGTTCAAACCGAACCACTCCACAAAATCTGCCAGGGAGGATTGCAATCGCATGATCCGCACTTCTCCGTTTTTGTCTTTACCGAGGTTAATGTGCAGCCGGCGCCGGTCGTAGTCTGAGAGCAGTGCCTCATCCTCTCCGTGGAACATTTGGTTGTACAGTTGCATCGCTCCCCAGACTGCAGCAACGCGGACCAGAAACGCTGTTAAGTTAAAGCTAAACTTTACACCCGTGCTCGCTACTATACGCGCGCCACCTGCAGCGCCGCTCCATCCGCTCTTGCGCTCGCCTCCGGATCCTCCGGTATAAAATGCATTTTTGAATAACCGCTGGTAGCGTACAAAGTTTACTTCCATCCAGGAGTAGAACGGTATCAGTGTTTGCCTGAGCTCTTTTCCTGTTGCGGATAGTGCCGCGTAGTCCCCCAGTAATTCCCGGGAAAGTTTGGCCGCTTTATCTTTTGGATCCGTGAGTGCATTAATCTCGGCCGGGATACTCGCCCCGTAGTTCTTCAGCGGCCGTGTGCCTGCAGCCTGGACCTGCTCGAGATATTTTAAATATGCTGCGTAACGGAATATCTGCTCTCTAAAATTCGAGAAGTTTTTGACTGCATTCCAATATCCGGATATTACTCCGAATCCCTTTTTGGCTATGGAGCTCTTTTGCGATTCCACCTGGCTCTTAAATATTTTTAGAGTGCTGATGTCTGGGATTTCCTGCGCGGTGATATTGCTCTCGAGTCCACCTCTGTCAAAGAAGTCTTGCATGTCCGGGCTCATGGCCTTGTTCCCGTAGTACACATCGTAGAGCTCGCTTACTGCGCGTTTTACTTTGGTGAGTACCCGGGGGTTGCCGGCAATGAGTGCGTCCATATCACCCACAAAGTTTTGCAGGTTGTATCTGATTGCCCGGCGTGGGTTAAAGAGCACCCATACTTTCCACATGCTGGTTAGTTCTCTGGTAAATTTCTTCAGCGCAAATTCGTCCCTAAACTTTACCAGCTCGTTCAATGTGGCCGCGACTTCATCCACCAGCGCAAACTCTTCATTCGGCCCGCCAAGTACTGTTACATTTCGGAGCTCCTCTTTGGTAATCTCCAAGCTTTCCACTGCGTCGCTCATGAGCTGCTTGGCCAGCCGTTCCGGAATCGAGTTTGCCCGGTAGAAAACATTGCCCTCTTTTGGCTGCCATGTGCTGTACCCTGCCGGGATGAAATCGTGCCAGTCGACTGGTGGGTGGCCGGCGCGGATCTGGTCGCCTATCTTCCGTGCTATTTCATTCGTGGCTTTGCCCAGGCGGGTACTGTTATCTCCCACCGTGAACTTTTCCTCAATCATCCTGGCTGCTTTTATAAGCTCATCTTCAGTGGCCAGCGGTCCTTTGTCTTGGTCAAAGTTTACAGTCCCATCGAGTGCGGCATTTACCTGCTTCAGTGTGTCTTGTATTACCGGCTTTATGTTGTGCGGCGACTGCTTGACCGACTCTATCACTTTGGCCGTTTCAATATCTACCATCCCTTGTGCCATCACCTCAAATTCTGCCTGGAGGTAATCGGAGTTTATATCCAGCTCGGATCCGTGGCGTTGCTTTTGGTAGCCGCGCTTTACTACCCGGAGTCGCTCGCCGGTTCCTTTCACCCTGAGTGGATCCTGCGCGTAGGAGATAACCTGGTGGCGGAAGTAATCCTCTTTCACCTGGTCCTTGGTTAGCACTTTGTATTTCACTAAGTCTTGCTGCAGCGCTTGCATCATGGTTGCCCGGCGTCCGAGGGCTGTCGCCACATCCGGGTTTGCTTGGATGTATCGATTTACTGTTTCGATATCCACTTCCACCGCTTCAGGAGTAAATCCGAACGGAAGCTTCCGGCCGGCGGCAGCCTCCCGGGAGAAGTCGTCGAGCATTATTTTGCGGGTTAACAAATCCATTTTCTTCGGCCCTAAGTCACCCACTACTGCCTGCAGCATGCGCACTGCTTTGTCTGCCATTATTTCTTTTGCACTCTGGTGGTGGCGTAGGAGCTCACGGAGTGGCGCAAACTCGGCGGTCTTGGGCATATGCTTATATTCCCGAGTGAAGCTCCGAAATGTTTCCGCAATATATTCTTTTAGCCTGGCCGCCCTCGACGTCTGATCACCCTTTAGTCCTTTGCTTGCCTGGTAGCGGGCCTCTACGTTTTCGTCACTGAAGCGGATCTCCCCCTCCATGCTTGATGCTCCCGGGCGCTTGATTGTATCGTCCACAGCGGGCCGTTTAAACTTAGCCCTGTCTTCCACCTGCAGCCCAATGCTAGGCGCCGGCACTTCGCCTATGCGCTCGTTGGTAACTTCTGCGAGTGCCTGGCTGGCCGCTCTGAGTGAGTCCGCCGGCGTTTCGATCGGCTGGTCTGCGCGCCTGAGCAATACTTCCGTTTCTTGGTTTGGCATCTTCGGGAACGGATTCATTGTGCCCGGTATCTCACTAAACCGCGGTACTGCATTGTCGTAGTAAATTACCCGGTCCAGCACCTCCGGAGTTAGTTCTAATTCCTGTAGTGGCCGGTCACCCCTGGCAAAATACTCATCCGGTTTTACTGCCCAGGAGCTGCCCTGCAGGTCACCATAGCGGTATATTTTCTTAATACCATCTTTCTGCAACTGGTCCCTGGATATTGCAGCTATCTCTTTTGCCACTGCCGGGCTCTCTGTTATTGCTTTGGTTAGTTGCCGATATGCATTTTTTATATTCTCATCATCTCCCGCTAATTTAAACGCGCGGAGAGAGTCAATCATTTTCTCTACCTGGTCGCCCCATTCTTCAGTGATTTGTTCTATCTTTACCTCTGGGGCAGTTACGTTTTCAGCCATTACTTTTTTCACGGCTGCAGTCACTAATTTTGTTGGCTTCAGCTCAGAGCGTTTCATAGTTGCCGGTTCCAACTTTGACGTGGCGAGTGTGTTCTTCTCCAGTTTCCCATCAACACCCTGAATCCTGAATCCCTGGACTGTCTCCTCAGTTGCGCCGGTCGCAATGAAAGCCCCACCGTCCGAGGTTGTATATACACCTCCGAATGGGTAGGTGCTACGGCCTTGTTTAGCGTTTTCAATTAAGATCTGTTTTTGTGTTTTGGTGAACTTTGCCGGCTCTGTGTTCTGTGCTTCGAGCAGCGGATCCGTTACACGCCTGGACGCTCCAAACGCCTGGACCGCCTGGACTTTGTCCTTTGGTGTAATTTTTGTTTCAAACCAGGTATTACCATATTCATCGGTAATTGTTTTTAGATCCGGGCGAATCCGCTCCAAGTACTTGTGCAGCTCAGATTCGTAGAATTTATATATTGGATTTTCCGCATCTACTTTGGCGTTGATATCGTACGATTCCTCGTAGTTTACTATCGATGGGTTTTTTAATTTCTCAGCCACCGTCTCGCCGGCTATGCTTCTGAGTGCCGATTCTGTGACTGCTTTAAATTTTCCATTCCCCAGGTCTTCAGTTACGTATATTACTTGTGCATCGCCCTCCGTAGATCTGACAATCTGCGCGCCTGGTTTTATATCCTCTGGCTTTACGTTCCCAGTATCTGCCGGGTCTAGTGATTCTTGGTATTTATCCCAGTTTTCCTGAGTAGTAAACTGTGTACTCTGTGTCAAGCCCTCGATTTTCATGGCGGTTTCTCCGGTTGGAAAACGTAGCCTTTTTATACTCTCGTTTGCTGCTGCCCGGATTTCTTCATTCACTATTCGTTCTTGCCACAGGTCCTCAAATGCCTTTAGCCTATCCACTTCTGCATCCCTATTTTCTATCAGCTGTTTGGTGGTACCGGCCGGCTTGACTTCTGTATTGCCAAATTTACCAGTACTGACAAGTTCATTGTTAGTACCCTCTATTGGCGTTGCAGTTTGCTTTATTCTTTCTTGTTCAATTCTACCCCTTTGGAATAAGTCGCTTTGTATTTCAGATACTCGGCGTACACCCCCATCCGCCAGGTCTTCTGTACGTGCATGCGCAAAGTAGTGCTCTGGTGTCCCAGGCCTTGTGATTATAAAATTACCCGCTTCATCATTCGTGCTCCTTACTGATCGTTTCCAGTGTATATTCCCGGCTTTGGTCTGTATCGGACTTTCATATATATGCTCCTGATACCTCAGCTTTTTCGCATCATCTAATACTGTGATCGCACTGTAGTCTGTGTTTGGTAAACGGTTTTTTACACCCGTGGTGAAATCTTCGGTCGATGTAACTCTTGTGAGGGGTAGTAATTCGAGTTCTACTGCTTTCCCAAACTCTTCAGCGCTCACCCGCTCGCCGTCTGGGAACATGTCTAATACGCGATTAACAAGATCTCGCTCGACTTTCCGTATTTCCGGTTTGCGAGTAAGGTCTTGTATAAACTGCTTGCTGACTTTTTCTTTACCCTTTAGGTCTTCGAGGATGTTGGTTGTGAGCTGCTTTGGTCCGGCGTACCCTCGAACATTTGACTTACCGTTTGCAGCAGCACCGCGCCCTTTGGACTCAGCATTGGCCTGTGATAGGTCGGCAGCTTCAGCCCTGGCTGTGGCGAGCTCTCGTTGTTGTCGTCCATATACTTCTAATTTATTAATTGTCTCTTTAAGTTTTGAATATTGTACGTCCGGCTCCGCGCTGTAGGCGAACGTATAATTTGCTCCGTTTGCTAGGTTACTTTCTGCTATGTCTTTTAAATCATCAAGCGCCGTACCGCGATACCTGTCTATCGTATTAAGTATGCGGGACTTAGTCCAGCCGCGGTTTTTGAACCACTCCGGGAATGTACTTGGTATTGCATACCACTCGCCCTGGTCATTGCTTGCGCGTTGTCCAGCTTCGCCCCCTAGCACTTCCTCCCGCATGTTGGTTTTGATTTCTTCTTTTACCATACGGTCCACTTCCTCTTGGAGCGCTATCTGGAATTCGCTCGCCATGTCCGCCTTTTCGTATGCAGTGGTCAAACCGTATTGCTCTTGCATAACCGTATCAAAGTTTTGCAACTCTACCGTGCCGGCTGCGTCAAACTTCTCCCGGACAAATTGCCGGATCACCTCTGCTCGGTCAAGACCGCCGGCACCAATTGGGCTTGATGCCTCTTCGGCGGCAGCCATGTTATCAAAGTGTGAGTTATCTGCCCCGGCTTTGTATTCTTGATTGAGCTCGTTTAATAATGCCCGGCGTTCGGATAGAGTCTCGCCGTTCACGGTTGATGGGTGCGCTGCCAGGGGTCTTGTTGAGTGCTTATATACCACTCGTGCCAGTTCTGCCTGGAGTTGCTGCAGCTGTGGTTCCGCTGCCTGGATCCCGGCTTCGTCCCGGACTGTGCTTTCTATTTGCTGAATCTGCTGAATGATGTCGTTTGCTTCCGGTGGCAAAGTGTCCACGTTAAATGCCTGAGCGCGGGTGAGCACGTCTGCTGCCTGGGGGTGCGCCGCGGCGAACTCCTGCCTGTTTACTTCTCTACCAAACCTGGTTATTGATTTTCCGTTAGTTGCGTCGAGATGAATCTGCGCGTATCCCTGTGCGGCCTTTGGTATCACGCTTGTTTCCCGGCTTAGGTAGTCGAGCTCTTGAGGAGTGAGCTTTGTATAAATCTTTTCACCGTTGGCTACAACACTGAGCACCGATGGAGCTGTGAGTTGCTCAATCGGTGGCTGTTGTACTTGTGGGATCTCTGGCCCGGCTTTTATTTGTTCCGGTTGTGCGGCTGCTACTTGTTGTTTAGTATCATTTGCTACCAGCTTCTCTACTGCAGGCGCTGCTTGGGCTATGCCGTCTTGTAGTTCTGTAATATCCGCTTGCAGCTCTGGTGTGATGGATTTTGGCAGAGTCTTGATTGTTGCCTCGAGCTGGGTGGTTAAATGGGTCAGCCCGGCCGTATCCCGGTTTTGTATTAAAGTCTGAGCCTGAGTCGCTAGTTCCTTAAGCGCTACGCTTGCCGTTCTGCTTGCTACGTTGGTTATTTGAGGCAGGGCGGTACTTAGTGCCGTCTCGGCTGCTTTCGCCGCTCCTGTGGCCTCCTGTGGCGTCACGCTAGTGGCTGGAACCTCTGTAATTCCATTTTTTGAGGCATTCAGTGCCGGAGCCTCGCTTGCCGGTGTTCCTGCCTCATTTACCGGCGTTGTGCGTGTTGGTTCAATCGCGGCCTCTCCGGGGACGGGAACCTTGGCCGGTGTGCCTATAAAACGTCTGGCTACTTTCGACATCATGAATCCACCTTTGTCGGTCGGCGTTACGGTCACCAGCTGTCCGTCTTGTGTTACTCCGAATTTTGTTTGGTCCTGCAGCAGCGTTTCACCCTCTGCCAGGTGTGTAGATAAATCATTGCCGCGGGGTTTTACTGTCTCGCCTTTCACACCACCCGGTGCATTGGTTTTAATATTTCCCTCTGCATCTGTATACGCAACAGTCCCGGATCCGCTTTTCAGCATAACCGGGGTTTGCTCATATTTAAATATTTTATTAAGTCCGCCCTGGAACTTGTTACCTACTGCTCCGACCGTTCCCACGAAAGCGCTCGATGCATTGAGCTGGTCTACCAATACGCTCCATGGGGCGAGTGCCGGGTCCCAGTGCTCATTTTCTATTTTGCTCTTTACCTGGCTTTGCGGACTCTCGAAATCCATGCCGAGTACGTGGACCTTACCTGCCTTGTTGCCAGTTATTTCTTCCTGGATACCAAGTGCAGGATTTACTACTGCGCCCAGGGTGAAGCTTCCTACTCCGCTTGCTACTTGCTTTGTCGCCCCCGGGGAGGCTTTTAAAATATCGGTATTGCTAACTTCGTTAAAACTTGGATCTTGCCCGGCCTCTTTTATTGCCTGTGGTAAATCTAACGCTGCGCCCAGTCCGGCCGCTCTGGTTAGATTGTTCAAAACATTATTTGCAATGTCTCCGCCTTTCCAGAATATATCCTTTGCTTTGTCTTTCCACCCACTCTTCTGCGGCTGTGAGTCGGCCGGATATACTGCCGGGTCGGTTTTAACCGGGACACTAGTCTGCGTTGCCGGCGGAGCTTTTGGGGGCTGGAATGTTACCTGCGTTACTTTGCCGGTTTTTCCGGTCACATTGAAAGGCTTACTAAAGTCGACCGGCCCTTGCATAGTTTCCAGCTTCTGTTTCAGCTGTCCTATGGAGTCGCTGAACTCGCTTTGGTATGCTTCTTCCGCTTGCTTTTTCTTTTTTTCGGCAGTAGTTACGCGCTCGAAGAATGTCGCCGGCGCGTTCGGGGTGGCCGGAGTCTTAGCTGCGACTCCCCCTGCTGCCCGTTCGTAGAAGCTCTGTGGCATGATGTTTTCCTTTTAGTTTAAGCTGATGGTTGTTGTGCCATCGGGATTTTGTATCACTTGAGTGCCGCCGGTTGCAGTCCCTTTCTTAATATCTGCATTGCTCTTGCGCCATGCATCATATTCAGCTGGGCTGGTATAGGTTCGGTGCAATAAGTCATCGAACTCTCCCGGATCGAAACCTTGCTTTACTATAGCATCTGCGACCTCACCCCAACTTTTCCCCTCCTGGTGCATTTGAATAATCCCGGACGGAATTGTTTCTTTTAAGAACTTACGATCTTTGCTTGCCTGCTCGTAGGGGTCCACTGTAGTTGCTTTGGTTGGCGCAATGTACACCTCTTTCCGGTAAATGCCGGAACTGTTTTTGATTTTTGCCTGAGCCTGGGCCGGGGTATCTTTAGTCCAATCGATACCTGCATCCACATACTTTTCTGCAAGGCTCTGTACAAATTTCTTAGACTCTTTTGCGGTTGGGTCAAAGTGGATGACGTTGTTTTCGTTCAGTCCTGCTGCAGCGGCCGCCTCTTTGTTCGGGAAAGCCTGGCCTGTTGTGCTTGAGTACCATGTGCCTGCCAGTTCATACCCGGCACTGGTTATGTTATTTTCAGCTGCAAATAGTTTCGCCTCTTTCGTATCCTGTTGCAGGTCGCGCTTTTGCTGGTAGTCAAACTGGCTTTGCTGCAGACCGTATGTCTTTTCGAACTGTGTGGCGCTCTGATCCTGGCCCTTAAGAGTTACGCCCACACCCACTAATTGCATCAGCTGGTTGAACCGTGTCTCTGCTATTTTGTCCTGGCGGTCCATTTCTTTTAGCTGCAGTGCCTGGATCTTCGCTGCTCCCTCTACGTCCAAGTTTGCCAGAGCGCTCGCCTTGGCCGCTTCTAAATCTGCTATACGCTTTTCCCCTTTTTTCTGCACGCTGTCCATATACGCATTGGCTGCGCTGGAGAAGCCCTCGCCCCGGAATCTACCCACGTCAACAGTTGCACCCCCTTGTTCGTTTGCTCCTAGTACTTTCGCGTCTCCTATCTGCCGGTCGAAGCTCGCACTTATATTAGCCTTTGCTGCAGCAGTTGCTTGCTTTTGTTCCTCGATCAGAGCTGGTATTTGGTATGCCGGCGCCGGCTGGTCACCGAGCAATGCTCTGCTATCTTGTACAATCGATGATAAATCTCGGCCACCTGTGGCGGTTGCTGGTGGAGTTGTTGTGCCCGGCGGGGTTGCCGTCGGTGCTGTAGTGCCTGGCAGACTCCGCGCCGCCAGTGCAGTCTCCGGGGTTGGTGCGGGCGTGTACTGGCCTGCATCGTTGTATCCCGACTGGTCCATAAATTTGAATGCTTTGTCTGCCATGGTTTTGTGTGTTAATACTTTATTATTTATTTTAAGCCTGCGCCTCCCACGCTATTTGCAGTGTCCCAGTTGGTGTGCCTGTCTTAGTCCATGTAAGTATTATATTCGTTGCATCCATAGTTACCACTGCTGTTTGATCTCCACCGCCACCTTTCGCAATTACGAAACTAGTTGTAGTCGCTACACCGCTGGTATTACTTAGTACCACACTTGTTTCGTATAGACCCGCGGCCGTAGTTCCGTTATAGCTTAAATCACACCGAGCTGCGCTTTGGTTTGATCCGGGAACATACCATCCATTCAGCCTTATTCTTTTTGGTATTTTTCCGAGTCCGTGGGCAATGTTTTGCACACCACTTGCCGTAGACATGTCATACGTAGTTGTGCCCATCTTAAATACTGGGGTAAGCGGTGACGCAATCAGGAATGCTGCGGCGGTACTGTTGTATACCAAATGCACGCTTCCGTTCGCTGCTATGTCTCCGTCTGCAAGTGCTGACCCATCCGGCCGAAGTATGCTCGTTGCTCCCAGTCCATTAACATTTACTGTTGCCGCTCCTGTATTTGCTGTATCAGGTTTCATCCAAAATTCAAACCCATTGTATAGTGCTACTGGCGCAAATGGCAGCGTGACCACGTATGTATCGTTTCCGGTGGTTGATGTTCCGTAGTTGCTTTGTCCGAATATATCTTTCCCGGCACCGATTAATGGCATGAGCTGTAATTGTTGTGCAGATCGTGCTATACCCACATACCTCGGCAAAGTTTGCGCCGTGGATGCCAGGGCTGCCGCTGTATTAGATAAATAGTATTTAGTGCCCGGCGTGAGTCCCGACTGCGTACTGTCCACACCGCCCGTGCGTATAAGTACAAGCTGATCTGCTCCGCTTGTTGCGCTTTGGACAACCCCAATATCTACCCCTAAACAGGTGGCCACCGCATCCGCGTCGGTTTTCCACCACTTTTGATCGCTTGTCTTAAAGTACGCCATCGCTCCTACTGCTAAGGCTTCTCCGGATACTCCAGCCTGTATATCCTCGTCCAAACCGTCCGGGAGAAATACAAGCCGGGTGGTTGAAATTGCCACACCTACCAGTCTTGGCACCGCACCTACTGTTGTTGAGAGCGCGCCGGCTGTGCCTGAAATATAATACTTCGCGCCGGCTGTAAGCCCGGACAGGTTTTTTTCTAGACCCGATACCAGGATATTTACACCGTTGCCCGCGGTGGCTGCCCCCTGCGCTACTCCAAGTATTACGTTTGCACAAGTGAGAAACGCGTCCGCGTCGGTTTTCCACCAGCGTTGATCTGATTCTTTTAAATATACAATCGTGCCGGCCGCCAGTGTTTCACCGGCTGTGCCGGCAATCACTTGTTGATCCAGGCTTGCGCCGGCCAGGGATGTTCTTGTTAGCTGACCTTTAGTTACGAACTGCTTGTCGTTTGTTGCGTCCGCGTCCGTTGCTAGTTCCGGTCGGTTAGCGTTGGCAAAAGTTTTTAACCCATTAATTGTTTGGGCATCGTCTACGTTTACATATTGCTGACTCAGGAAGTGATCGTCGTTGGTAATAATTACCGTTTCGCTCGGGCTGTGCGGCCAGAGGTTTCCGGAGTCTGTGCCATATGCGTAGTCTTTGTACCCTCTAGTTACTCCGGTTACTTTTGGCGTTGCTCCGGATGTGTCTATGCCGGTGAACGAGATTATTTCTTCGTTCGATGCGCCTGGGTTTAGCTTCAGGAGTCCAAGGTCACCAATATCGCTCATGGTCAAAACATGGCCCTGTTTGGTGGTCAGGCTGTTTAGGAATATTTCTGTCTCACTTCCACCGCTTGCAAGCGATCGGGCTAGGGAGGTTTTGAAATTTGATGGTCTGAATGGCATAGGCTTATATTTTTAAGTTTGCGGGTGGCTCTTCCTGCAGCTTCGGATTTGGTGAGATGGTAAGTATTTTATACCGCCCACCGAGCGAAGTGCTTTGAATAATTAAATCCATATTATAATGGTTCATAACAGGTAAGGTCAGGTACACCCGGAATGTATTCAGCTCTTCTGCCCCCTCTATCGTACCGCCAAGTGGTTGTGTACCGAGCGCCGCAGATCCCATGGTGTTGGGTTGATTCCTGATCACGTATGCACCGTCCCATTCTATTGTCTTCAGTGATGTGGACTTCTCGCCGTTTTCGTTCAGTCGTATGGTTATTTCTATGTCCGTGCCGTCACCAATTAATCCCTCGATATAAATTAGCCCGGCCTCTTTTTGTCTACTTGGTGCTCCGAAGTCATACCGCTTTGTACGCCTGGTTACTGTAATTGGCCCGGTATCATCCACGTACCCATCGAAGCATTTGAATGTATTGGGCTCGCTGGATCCTGCAAAATAGAGACTGCCTCCGTATATAAACCAATCATTCACCTGCCAGCCTGTGTAAAACCCTATACCGTTTGTTTTGGTATCACGGAATAATATTATGTCGTTGTTGGTCACATCACTCGAGCTCTTGCAGGCTACCAATATTTTCTTTTCAAACACCACGCATGCTGCATCGGTGAAGTCCAGGTCTTTAAGTGTTGGCCGTATTGGCTCAAATAGATCTAGTACGTCCAGGGCCTGTGTTGGTTGGCCTGCTGCAGTGAGCGCTGCGGTCAGCTGCCTTAGACCTCCTTTGCGTGATACGTAGTAGACCTCTTTAAGTTCGCCGGTTACTGAGAATGATGAGTACGGCCCTATATCGTAGGAGTAGCCCAGTGGTTTGGATACCGGGAACTCATTGGCTACATCGCTTCTATCAAACTCGAAAGTCCGGAGGATGTCCGGCTTCATAATTACCAACTTTTCATCTCTTACACCAAACCCCCGGACGGATCCGCCGCCCTCGGGAAAATCTTCCACGCCGCCGTCTCCCACTACTCGTGGGGTGCTATAAGTAAAATCTTCAGGGTTGCCCGCCTTGGAGTAAAACATACCGGTCCCGATTCCGATCCAGTAGCGGCTTGCGTACCCTATACCGATATTCGACTTATACATTGCCGGTATAGTGGTGGCCACCATCGCTACACCTTTATCTACGGCAAACGCTGGCAGGCCCACAAGGCCCGTCAGCTGGTTTCCTGCTTTTCCGGTGTATGCGTATTGTGTACCGTCAACTACCACGGTTCCGGTTGCTGCAAAGTCTGTTGCGTCCACCACGTCCAGGGTTACTGCGGTATTGCTTACAACCCTGCTTGTGATACCTTTCCACTTAATCACATCATCCACGCCGTTATTGCAATAGACCCTATCTTCGCTCGAGGTATTCCATGGGAGGAAGAATACCCGCGCTGTAGCGCTTAGGTTGTCCACCAGCAGCTCCCAGCTGTTGTTGTAGACGTTGTACCACTCGAGTATACCTTTTGGCGTTGCGTCCACCCGGAGCCTGAGCGGAATTTCGAATCCACTCCGGAGGCGCATTGTTGTGGTAGATAATATTTTGCCGTCTGTACTCGTGCGCTGGCCGTGTATGCTGCAGCCTTTGCGTGGCCCAAATGCTCCACCGGATCCAATCTCCTCATTCTGGCTGTACACGCATGCATCGTCGGGGATGCGATTTGCTTCCTCGACGGTGACCATGCCTCTGCCGTGATTTACTATATCGACTGGGTCGTATTTGGTGGCCATATGTTAGTCCTCCACTACCGGGTTAATTCTAAACCGGCGCTTTGCTGAGTTCTTTTTGACTCCGTAGCTTGCGAGTAATAATTGCATGCCTCCCATCTTTGCCCGGGAGGTTTTCTGCTCGTCCTTGTCGTATCCATATTCAAATAGTTTCAGGTGGTTTTGGCTGTCGCTCGAGTTGTTGCTCCCCATCTGATCCATTACCTGCCAGAGTACTCCCTCGACTGCCGTCTCCTTATGCTCTGCCGGAATAAGCAGCGTGTCTTCTAGAGCCTCCACCTTGCGCTTCCTGGCCGCCGTGGTGGCGTCTTTTACCAGATACCGGCTGTAGTACCACAGTTCCATAAATTCGGGCCGTGAGAAGCTTAATTTGCTCACTCTGACCCCGGTAATATTTGGGCAGCCGGCCGAGTATATAATACTAACCGCAGCAAACGCGGTAAGGCTTGCGCTTGGGCTTCCTACCTTGGTCGCGCTATCCCACGCAACCTCCACCAGGTTCCATCCGGCGTGCCAGTCATTTCCGTCTGCCGGCACTGTCTTTGTTTGATGCCAGTATGCGCTTGCGCTTTGGCCCCACTCGATTTTCACGCTGGTTATGTAATCCACCAGAGTCGCGGGGATATACACCCACTGGAAGCCATGGCTGAGGTTTAAGTGGTCGGTAAAGTCTACAGCCGTAAGCCCGGCATTATAAATGCGGGCGTAGTTGTTCACTGATTGGGCTACGGTAATGTCAAAGGATAGGCTCGAGCTGCCATATTTGTAATATCCAATGTCTTGCTGCAGATTGCTTGCGTCACTTCCTGCGGTGTCCGCAAGCCACGATCCTACCTCTGTTTGGGTTGCCAGGATCACTTCTGGCTTTGTGTAGTCGTACCAGTTAATCCATAGGCTCTCGTAGTTGTCTTGGGTATTAATCGATACGAATGGCCGGCGGTCGCCGGTCGCTGTCATGCGTGCGAACTCATCCGCTTCTACATTGTCGAGCACTCTGCCATTCCAGACTTCCGGCCGTACTTCCTTTAGCTCCATGAAGTCGTCCAAGCCGAACTGGTTTTGGATGTTATACAATGGCTGCCCTGCGTAGTAAGCTATTTGGGCCATGCGGACTGCAAAACGAAAATTTGCCCGACTTGAAATAATATCAAGTATGGCGTTTAGAGCGCGCATTTTCTTGCTATCGTCCACCGGGGTATCACTTGAGTCCCTCCGTTGGTCGTCCACTCGCTCGAGGACTTCTTGTGCTGTTAGGAATTCTTTGGCCATATTATTGCTGCGGCTTAGTTGTTTTTATATAGTCCCGGATCTCTTCAATAAAACCCATTATATGCGTCCAGTTTTCTGTATTCTGTTTCCAGTAGTTCTGTTGTTCTGATAGTAGGTGTAGTATCTGTGGATCCCTACCTTGGAATATTTTTGTATACTCTTGCAGCTGCAGGTCTTTTTGCGTGAGCTGCCCGGACAAATTCTCTAGTTTCCCGTTTAACTCTTTTATTTCGATTAGGTACTTACTCTGTAATTCCCGTGCCTCGGCTTTTGATTGCCTCACTAATTCCTGCAGCGACTCAATTTGCCCCCGCATAAAACCTAACGTTTCCATGTCTGATTGGGTGGCTTCTCTAGCTGGCTTGCTTTTGTTCTGTATAAGCTGTCCCCAGGCGTATCCTATGCCGGCAGCAAATACCCCCAGTCCGCCCATAATCGTTATAGTACTTTGTATGTCAAACGTCATGGTTTTTCTACTTAAGGATATTTCTTAATAACGCAAATTACGGCCACCAAGACCATCATTAAACGTACCTATAGTTGTAACTGGCCTGCGAATCGTTCCACCATTGTTTTTGAAGAAGGATGCCAGTAATAAACCGTGGAAATTCGGAAAGTATTGCGATGAAGCACCGGACCCGGTTTTGTAGAAGAGAGCCGTATCCTGCCCATCCCAACCACCCCACCACGCGAATCCTATCATGTGCCCATTCGGAGGCACGAGGTTGTCTCGCATTAGCTTAAATAACCTTATAAGAAACTGAGTCCATAATTCCGGCGATAACTGACTGGCTCCGGGAATTGCATTCGCAAGGTCTCCGTATTCCATCCATACTTGGTCGTACCCACCTGCTGAATTATTCCCTCCGCCGGCTGGATCTTTCCCGAGGTATATTTGCTGCCAATCGTATATAACATCTTCCGGTTTATTATAGGCACTACCCCTGCGTTGTAGATAGTAATCGCTGCAGACTATATTGTTCTGGCTTCCATATCCGCTCCACCATCCGGACGCTACTTCTGAGAAGTTTGGGTTCGACATATACACTACCGAGACTCCACCCGGTGCTATGTTCTCTACTAAAATTTTGGCCTGATTGCAGTAGGTTATTGCCCCGGATTGGTCTGTCCAAAAATTTCCCCCGAAAGCAGTCCCTGTAATTTCAGCAACCGGACATATGATGTCTCCTGTCTGCCAGAGGCTTGCAAGTCCACGATTCATCCAAAAGTCATAGTCTCGGCCGAGCCAAGTTGTGTAACCGTCTGTCGGCGCCGATGCTGCGGTACCTACTGGAGTTGTTTTATCGAATGCAAAGCCACTGATATTCTGCATACCGCACCAAATATGCCGGTCGACTATCTTCAGCTTACCTCCAAACACACTAGAGCCGTATACATTGTCCTGTGCATGAATAAGATTGATCCACTCCTGTATTTCTGTTGCCATATTACGAGGTGACGGTGTATTGCCTGCAGATATGAGGTTGGCGTCCCTATCAGCTATAAAAGTGCATTCGATGTGCGTAGCTCCAAGCGCGGCACATGCAGCAATTAGATTTTGTTTTTCTGCCGTTGTCTTCTGACTTGCAAACGAGTTGTCGCTAAAGGATTTATCGATGCTTATTACTTTGTAGGTGAGATTGTACATAGTCGTTTTAAACCGCTGGAGTACGTGCTCCAGCTGGTGTTCTGGCACCTGCTGTAGACCGTGGTCCGTTATATGGTTTTGTTATAAGGCTTGGTCCCGTTACCCAACTTGGGGATCCGGTGAGACTCATATTATTACTACCACTTACTGTGTTCGCTACCGTTGCACCTGAACCCTCGATAAAGTTACAGTTTAATATCAGCCCAGTTTCCTGTGTTGGGTCAAGATAATAATCTTTGTTTGCAAGTATATCTGCTGCAGCGCGGGCTAAGTTCCACATACGAAGCGCCGCCACTCTTACATTCGCATAACCTCCACCATTTCCGTTTGACGCTAGGTAGAGGTTAATACCGCTAGACGAACCCTCTGAACCCGATCCGGAACTAGAGAAGCCCGCTCCCACCAAAACTCCATTTTTATAAAACGCTGCTACTATGCCACCTACTACCACCCAGGCGTTGTGCTCCCATGTACTCGAGGCCCTTACTCCAGAAGCGTTTCCATAATATGAGTTGCTACCAGTCTTGTAGAGGTTGGTGTTGCTACTGTTCGTACTGCCTCCATCAAAGCCGTCATTAAAGAAAAAGTTACCAGAAGCCGGCAAGTCATCTAGTCGCATCATCGTCTTTGCTGCATTAGCACCTTGGTTGTATACGTAATATTCTATTGTAAAATCAGTAATTCCGTTTAAAGCAGCATAGTTTAGTATGGTCCCCAGCTGCGAGGATCCATTAAAACTAACCGCATTATTCGGATCTATAGTCAGAGTGAAAGTTTTACCTACTGGTGTTCTTGGCATAAAATTTTATACCTGACTTAATATTGCCGGTACATTTGATACAGCAGGGCTGCCCGTGAATGGTGCAAACGATGCAGCCACATGGTTCCAATCCTGAGTCCCGTCGCTGGCCTGTGATTGCATGGCCTTGGCACCAGCTGGAGTCTTTGGGCCGTTGCTATCGAGGAGGGCGCGTGTAAGCGTAGTTTCACTGTGTTGTCTCAGTGTAACGCCGCTACTTGCCGCTATTGCCCCTGCTGCTGTTTTTCTGCTGAAAAGAACCAACCAACAGTTATCCGCTACTGTAGTTATCGTCGGACCATTAGCGTTCCCACTCGATACGCCTGCTGTGGCTTGAGATCCGAAAGCATCTGGTTGTCCAGTTTGTGCCGCGCCAGTGTATGAGGCACTCATTGCGGCTATGTTCCCAGCGGTTAATGCCGATATGGATACTACATTTGTTCCAGTCGCGGGGGCAACCAGGACGTACAGGTATATATAATCATTGATTGATCCTGTACTTTGTTGTTTAGTAACCAGAGTCATCGGAACGCCGTTGTACGTAACAGCTATAATATCATCAATAAGTTTTCTAAAACCTACAAACAATATTAAATTGCTGCCAGTGCATGTGTGGTTGAAGGTATGGGTTGATACGTTTGCCACTCCGCCATCTGTTGTTGTGTCAAGTGCTATAGCCATATAACTCTAGATATTTTGTCCTACTACGAAACCATCGTACGTGTTTGCTCCGGTTCTTCGGAATGCAAAAACATCTCTCTTGTTTGCTGTGGTCGTGAGGGTAGGTGCGGCACCTCCTGCCCAGCGTATGGTACTAAACCATGTAACTGTCCTACTACCAGTTCCATCCTGTAATATACTGACCGTGAAATTCTGCGCATTCGTCGCATTTGAGAGCGCAATAGTTATGTTTCCGGCCGGCATAGTGATGTCGTGCACATTACTCAAAGACAAATCTAGCGTAGCTGTGCCGGCGGCGCTTGGCGAGTATGTCTGTGGCACTTGGTCAAACCCATTTATGGTAGGCTTGGTCAGTGTCTTATTTGTAAGGGTTGCCGTGTTATCTAATGTAACCGGTGGTGGTGCATAGAAGCTGCTCATATGAATTGGACTAATTTTTGTTAGGGCACATCGTCGTTGTCTAGTTAAAAGGGTTAAACTCTCCGCCGGCCGTGACCGGGGTTGTAATTTCTAGGGCTCTATTTCTGAGCCCGATCAGGTGGTAGGATACGATATTCACAAGCCATGGGTCGCCCTGCTTGTCTTTCTCGCTGTCAGGTACTTTGCATACTTTAATTAATGTCTGGCGTAATTTCTCCCACGCTGCCGGCGTGGTTTTTTCGAGATTAAAGTATAGGTACATAAGCTCTCGGATATGGTCCGGGAGTTCGTCTAGCACGGCGTGGATCTGCTGCACGTTCATGCTCTGCACTTCGTTCACGAATTTATGGTACTTCTGTATCACATCTTCGCTTGGCACTTCCACCTCGGGGAGGTCTGCTGCTTTGATATTTTTCTTTGTCATATGGGTTAGATATACATTACGTGCTCGTTGTGGTCCGTGGTTGTTGCCGCGGTGAATGTAGCATTTACGGTCGACACTCCGTATGCTACGCCGGTAGAGAGGTAATAGCCGGCTGTTCCGAAGAAGTCCGTGCCTATTAACCTGTCGCCTGGTTGGTTAGCGGTTCCTGCAGGAATAGCAAAGGAGAACACCGGCACGTCACTGCCTGCGGGTGCTGAGGCTTTGTTAAATATATGCAGGTATCTAATCGACGCATTAATGTTGTGTGCATGGGCTGAGAAGATATTACCAGCGGCCGCTTTGGCTGATACGTCTACGTCGCTCGCGAATATTGCCGAGCGGGACAGGCTATAGGTTGAGGCCGCAATTGGCTTGTTCACTATGCCCAGCACGTTATTGGTTAAATCTTCACCGCCTAACAAATCGAACAAACTTACCAGGCTTGCGCCGTTCACCGTTACGCGCCGTGGGTAAAACTGCCCATCGGTCAAAGTCGGGCTGCTTGCGTCGTACTTACCCATGTCAAGAATATTCAGCCATCCGGTAACTGTTGAAGTTGCCGTAATAACTGCGGTCCTGAGCCTGTCCCAGGTAGTACCATTAAAGCCGTACATTCTAGATGCTGTACGCTGTGCGTTTGCGGTGTTCGATTCTGCATCTGCACCCGCGGTTTGCACGTCGCCACCGCCGCCGCTACTACCGCCGGCTGTGCTCTGGCCAAGTCCGAATGCTTGGGGTCTGTCTGTGGCAAAGGCCTGGGCGAGTAATGTTCCGTGGTTGCTGGATACGCCGCTGTCCTTGACCGAGATCTTTATATACTTGTCCGCGATCGCAATTGGTACGCGGATTGGGTATGCTGTGCTGCCTGCACCGCCCGGGTATGAGTAGGTAGTCGGCGCGTTGTTTGAGTCTGGTGTCTGGTAGAAGTTTGTGCCATCAGGGCTGAACTCAATCTTTAGTACCAATGCGGCGCTTGTCTCACTGGCTCCCGTAGTATGTTTTAAATACAGGACGAGTTCAGTAAAGCCGCCCACCTCTAAGGTTTTGGACTGGTAGCTAGATGTTAGCGCTGTGCTGGCAGCAAATATCGAGAATAATGTCTGTAACATTGTTTTAAATTCTTAAAAGGTGAAAAGGGCGAGACTTTTAGGGCTCGCCCTTTTGGGTTTATTTCTTCCGTTTGCTGGCCGCTTTCTTCGCTGTTTTAGCAGCGGTTTTGCGTGCTGCTTTTGCTGGAGCAGCGGATGTTTTCACATCGCCCTCTCCATCGCCGGCGTCACCACCCTCGTCAGACTGACGATTGACTGGCTTACCATCCGCGGATAGTTCGAGCCAGGGGTAGGTGTTTTGCAGGTGTTCTGCGTGGGCCTTTTGCACTTCTGCAAAAGTTTCACCACCCGGGATCTCGTAGCGGATACCCTCGACCACTGTGTCGATTGGCGCGCTCATGTCCGGGTTATGTACGGAGTATACTTCTCCTGCCATATATAGGTCCCTTTCCTGATTAATATTTTTGCTTTAGGCAACGTAGATTGTTGGCTGTGAACCAGTGATGGTATTGGCCAAGGTTCCAGTTGCTGCGACACGGACGCGAATCCGGTCGCCCTTTGTGACTGCGAGATCTGCTGCGGTGCTGGTAAGCGTGAGCTGTCTGCGGGTATTGGCCGAGATAGCTGTACCAGTCGTAGTCTTTGAGGTGTTTGCATCGGTTGCTGCAAGCAGTACTGCGGTTCCTGCTCCGGCTTGTCCTAGATTTGTGGCCGAGAACGTGACGTAGTTGGATCCGTGCGCTGCGAGCGCGTCAATGCCCACAAAGTCTATACCGGTAATTACACCAGTCTCTGGTACGGTCAGGTAAAAATCCGTATTACCTGTAGTAGCTACTGTTTTTTCAGTGCCAGTGACAGCTTTACCCGCCATTGGTACGAATCGACAGGAGGTAGAGTCGCCGTGGTTTATGTACATTGACGTGCCTGCTGCACCGGATGTGTACATAAACAAACAACCTCTTGCATATCCCGTTGCTGCATCTGCGGGAACCGTTGCACCTCTCGCAAGTACCACATGTTCCAAGGGGTTTGTAAGAGCAAATCCCTGGTCATTGAATAAGTTTGTTCCTTGCATGGGAGTGTTTTCTTTTTAAAGTAGAAGACCTGCAGGCCGGGGAGACGGCCTGCAGGAACGTTTGTCTAGCTGGAGTAGGAGAGGGTGTCACCCTTGCTGCCCCACAAACCGCGCCAATCGGACCAGCCGAAGCTGAAGCGTTGGTTTGCGATCATGATGAGGGTGCGGGTAAGGGTTTCATAATCTTCATCGATGTTGAACATCTCGCGCCAGAAGAAGTTGAGCTGGCTCTGGCCCTTGTCGATCAAGTACCATGCGGTATCACTTCCACCACTGACCAATGCGCTGATCCAGCGGGTAGCAATAACCGTGATGCGGCCCTTGTAGATGTTAATATCGTTGTTTGCGGATCCGGAGACGAGCTCGGATTCGGTAATGCGGGCAGCTTTCTTTTCGAGAGCTAACGGCACTAACAAGATTATTTCCCCGGTGTCACCTACCGTAATAACATTACCTTTGTTATCCAGGGTCTGGCGGAGGGCCAAGAGTCCGGTTTCGAGGTTGTCATCGGTTAAGGCGATACCAGTGGAGCTGGCGTTGCTCTGGCTTGTACCACCATCCTTGCGGGGGTGGGACGTGCTGAAGAGCGGCTTTGCATCACCATAGCTGGTAAATGCGGTATTGAACCCGTTTCGGAATACGGAGAATGCCTGGAAGTCCGGTGTGCGCTTTCCAGCGGCACCGAGCTTGGCGCTCCTTTTCTTCATGATGCGGGTCTGGTCGTCGTCGTACAGTTCTTTGGAGATCTGAATACCTTTACGGTATGTGACGTGCGTGTATCGGGTAACGTAGCCCGAGATTGGATCCTCGAAAGGAGCCGGCTGTTGCTCGCCGGTAGCTTCAAGGTAACCGATCCCAGTGGAGTCTACATCTTCTTCAAATGCTTTGGTGGAGGTGTCCACGTTAAACACTTTGTCGAATGCGGTTGGCGGCATTTGGTATGCATCGTCAATCCACTTGCGTACTCCAGGGGCTAACGCTTCAGCCCATTGTGCTCTAGTCATTTGTTTTATGGGGGGTAGGCCCGCGGGAACTCCGCGGTCCTTACGTTAGTTAATTTAAGCGGTCATCTGGCGCTCGTGGATTGCATACAATCCGTTTGCACTATTCTGTGGGTCTACTCCAAGAATGGACAATTGGGCGCTTGCTGTGAAGCTGTTGCCGTTGTTATTCTCGTCGACTGTGATGTCATCCACCAAGTCGGTGTAGTTCCCCTTTAAGTCGGAACCGGTTGTGGTTCCGATTGCTGCATCCGGGGCAGAGGATACAACAAGGTCTGGTGTGATATCGATTTGCGCGCAAATCTTTTTCACGGTCTGGTTGTTGCTGGCTGCGGCGTAAGAGCCGTTTACACCTGCAACGAATGTGCCGTCATAGACGAGGCTGGAGTCGGCCGTGCGAGAGTCCAAGGGGATATCAAGCTGGGTAACGATTCCAACACACAATCCATAAATGGCAGCACCTGCGGTAGCGGGTGAGGCAAAACCACTAGACAAAAGCACAAAGCCCCCGACCTTAACGGTAGCGGAGTTCTTTATGATAACCCTGTCTAGGGTTGAGACTGCACGGCCGCCACGCTTGTTCCAGCGTCTGACAAATCTAGCCATGGTCGTGTTTGATTGTTAAGGAATTAACTGTTGCGGGACGCTTGTTCCTGCTGTAGTTTTTTCCCTTTGATGTAGTCTGCTTCGGACATGTTGAGTTTCTTGGCTGCAGCACGTTCCTCGGCTGAGAGTACTATGGTGTCTTGTCGGTCGCTCTGTCCGCCACCACTAGTTGCGTTATCCGCTGCTGCTGCGTCGGCCTGACCTTTGGTCCTGCCCGCCTCAGTCGCATCGGTTTGTAAACGCTCACCGAATGTTGCGTAGTAAGCTGCCCGCAAATTTTTCTGGTATGCCTCTTTGGTTCCGGATTTATCGATCTCGACGTAATTGCTCATCATCTCGTCCCAGTTGGCGTTGTTAACGTCATGGGCCGGGTTAACAAGTTTAAACTTCGGATCTTTGGAGAAGCCTGATATCACATCGCGCTGATCTGCTTCGCGTCGAGCCTGCAGCTCTGCTTGCAGACGCTTAGTTTCTTCAGTTAGTTCTCCACCGGCGCCATTGTCTCCGGCATTGCTGCCTGAGTCACCATTGCCCTGGTCACCCTGGGGTTTTGGTGCGGTTCCAGTACCACCATTCAAAGTTCGCTTTTCGAGCCTCGCTTTTTCAAGGTCGACTCTTCGAGCACCTAGCTCGGAATCAAGTCCCGCGAGCTCTTTGCGTTTCCGCTCAAGCTCCGCATCTATGCTACCTGCGTCAGCCCCGGATTTGGACTTATCGTCCTGGTTATTATTTTGGCCGTCACCACCGGCATTGTCCTGGCCTTGCTGGCCCGTGTTTTTATCCTGGTTTTCCTTACCAGTTTGCCCATCGCCGGCATCACTGCCTGCTTGAGCGTTATCATTTGGTTTCATGTTTGTTTCCTGCCTTGCAAATCGCCGTATACGGTGGCGCGTTGTGGTGCATTCTCGAGAGCATGCGCTACAACTTACCGCGGTAAGAGACTAATGCATGGACCAATAATAAAGCTGGATCTCCGTAGAGAATCCAGCCAGCACCACAGGTCGGCGCATCCGCATACGCGTTCCTGGGATGCATGCTGCATTCCCCACGAATGGTTGCGGATGTCAAGTTGTTAGTACGCCATTAATATAACACGTTTTATTCCTCTGGCAAGTTATCCACTTCTCGGTTCTGTTTTTGCCTATTGCGCCACATATTCTCTACTCGGTCAAGTAGTCTGTTCACGAATTCATGCTTTACCCCTAAACGCTCAATTAAATTAACATTAATTTGCGTCATTGGTTTGTGGCTAGCCTTAATAATTCCCTGGGTTAGCTGGTTTCGGAGGGCTATAAACACTTTTTGGATCTCTTTCGACTGGGCTATAAGCAGCAATCCCTGCTTTATATCCTCGTCCGTGAGTGCTTCCGGGTGGGGGTTTGTCCACAGTCTGTGCTCAAATACCTCTAAAAGCTGGGCCTCTGTGTATTGCTCCATCTCAGGGCTGCCAACTTCTGGCAGCCCTGTATTGACTTTCTTTTGTTTTTGTGTTGCTTTTGGCATTTTAGTATCCGCTTAATTTGCTACGTAATGTATCAGTTGTTGGCGGGGTTGGCGGTTTCCCGACTTGCCCTGCTCTCTGGTTTCCCAGCACAGCGCTTGTACCTGCCCCACCTGGTGCGTTTCCTCCCGGGGTGGTAGTTTGGCCCGGCTGATCCAATCCGATGCCCAAGGCGGCCAATTCTGGGTCAACGCCGGGCTGCTGTGGTTGTGCCCCCGCGGGTCCCTTGGCTTGCTCGAGTATAAGTTCGTCCGGATCCTTGTCGTATGTCTCTGCAAATTCCCGGAACATCTTCTGGCGATCCACCATATCCCCGAAGTATGCCATTGCCCATTGCTGGAACTCTTTCTCGTGCGCGCGCTGGTAGTTGTCGCTCATCTTTACACTGCTCTGCGGTATGGCTTTTACACCTGCAGCAAAGTCCCGCATAAATTTAGCAGTGAAGTATACGTGCTCGAGCTCCGGGTTGCTCGGGTCAATCTTTACCACAATCTCGTCGAAGTCGTCGCCGTACGTTTCTGCCAGCCTGGCTCTTTGCTGTGGATCCAGTTTTGGTGCGCCGCCTGGGAGATCCGCCTTGGTTGGAACGAAATATAAACATACGCTTCCGTTTGTTCCGGCAATAATTCGCGGTATGTTGTCCACGCGCATTTCCCGCATCTTCGGTTCGCCGTCTTCCTCCTTGCCTATTGCCATGGGGTAGAACTGGCACTGGTTCGATATGCGGAGGTAGCCCTCTTCAGTTACTGCCCATTCCATAAACGTATTAAACAAACTCATGAGCTCGAGTGCGCCTTGCACTGCTGCGTCTGTTGCTGTTGCGGTTACGCCCTGGGATCCACTGCTTTGCCCCTGTGTCACGTTGTCTACGCTCGAGCTATTTATTTTGCTCAGGAACAAGTTCATGTAACTCATGGCCTCGTTGCCTGGGCCACTGATGTTCATCTCTTTATACCCTGTCTGTGGGTCCGTGACTTTGTATACCACGCCCGGTCCGAATGTTTTCTCTTCGATATCTTCCGGATCATTTGTTATAATCGGCCGGTTCAAGAATAGGTGGAGCAGGTCAATGCTCATGCGCATAACGCTGTCATTGCCGTCCTGGTCGCCTTTCAGCTTAATTGGCAGCGGCATGCGGTAGAAGAAGTCTTCAGCGTATGGCTCGAATCCTCCCTCCCAAAATGGCAGCCCGCGGTCCCGGAGTTTGTGGTTGAATGGCAGCCCGCTATTTTCTTGGGTCAACAATAGTCCGTTTGATATAAAGTTCATGGCGTCCGGGGTGTGGCCTGGCTTCTTGTAATATTCAAACACCCACACTTGATCGTCGCCGCACTCTCCCGGGATTAGATCCTTGAAAAATGGCAGCTCGCGCATTTCCCCTGCTGGCCGCACGTACTGTGCGTCCGGGTACTTCCTCCAGCTCTTCTGAAATTCTGCGTATGAAAGGAACCGCTCACGGCCGCAATCGAGCATGCTGTTTGGTCCGTTGATGTGGAGCTTGCGCACGTCCCCCGGGTAAAACTCCTCAAGCGGTACAATCTCGCCTATAACATCGTTCCAGTCGCGCCGGCTCTTTTCTTCCATTTTCATTTCGTTGGTCAGCGGATCAAAGTCTGTTATGTCCCAGTACTTGGTCAGTGGTGCTGCGTACGTTTCGTAGCCTATGACCGTGCCCTTTGTTATTGCCGAGAGCATCTTAAAAAAGAATTGCACGTCATCGTTGTTCTTCAGCGCTGCCCACTCATCGAACGCCCGGCAGATCCTGGCTTTCCATTTATTATTTTCGGTTACGCCATAGTAGCTGCGCTTCATACGCTGGCTTGCAAGCCTGGCCAGAATAGCAATCGTTTTGTTTCTTGTTTCCGGTCCCACGTATGTGGTCTGCCAGTCTTCAGCGCTGCTCCGGGGACGCTGGAATAAACCGAAGCGCTTTGTGGCGTCGTCGATTATTTCAATCAGGGTACGGTTGTTGAAGTATCTAAACCTGCGGTTCCGTGCGTCTCGCATCTGCACGTAGCGCTGGTAGGTTTCTTTTACTATTGCCTGCTTGCGCGGATTCTGTTGGAATCCCACCTCGCGAGTCTTGAGCTCGTCCGGTGTAGGCATGGTTGTTGTGGCCCGTTTGTTTTTGCTGGCCTCTTTGGTACGCTCCATAGTTTTAGTAGCTTGTCGTTGAATACGGGTCAAAGCGCTTTCTCATTGAGTTGCGCCTGGCCGTATTCTGTGGCTTTGCCGGTTTAATTTCTAAACTTACAGACTTTACTGCGTACCGGAGGTCGTCGGGCGCGTGATCCTCTTGGCCATCCGCTATTTCTTCCACGTTTTTGTCGTCGTGGATAAGCGCCGGTAGTGTTCTGATCAAATGGTAACAGTTCCGCGTGACTTTTAACAGTGGTACGGTTCCCTCGTGTTTGCCCGGGACGGCTTCCTGGAACTTTAAAACCTCACGAATACGGGACCAGCCTGTCTTTCGATCGTTGTCCGCGGGAGTCATTGGCCAGCCGTTTTGTGCAAAGGTTGTAGCAATATCTTCTTTCGTTTTAGCTTTGCCCCACATGCTAGGATCTCCTACGCGGTATTCTATGCGCTCTCCCTCGGAGAGTTGGGCCAAAGCCTTAGCCGCATCACTATCTCGCTGTGGCGGGGTCATTTCTCGCGTCTGCGGGTCAGGGAATGGGTAGTAATACTCCTTGTACGCCACAATCTTTACACCTTTCAACTCTGGCCTGCCCTCCGGTGGTGCGTCCGTGTTCGGGTTCAGTGCATACCAATGTGTTGAGAGCGGGTTACTGGATCCATAGTCTGTTGCCGTGAATCGTTTCCACTCAGCCGGCGGTAGGAATGGATCTATCACATGTACGCTTTCTACCCACTCGCTGAAGAATTGACCTTGGAATATATTCCAATCGCCGTATAGGTACGCCCGGCGTTGAGTTGGCGGCAATGCTTCCAGTCGCCGTATGTATTCCGGATCTCTTTGCATGAGCACCGGGTTGTCGTATACGGTGGCACCCACGTACTCGAAATCTTCAGGCTCAAATCCTTGCGGGTAGTTTACCCGGTCAATCCAGAACCGCTTCACCCACAGGTGGCCAACGCTACCCGGGTTTGTGGCGCCGAAGAAGTTCGGATATATTCCCGGCTTTACGGTACGCAAGCGGGAGACTAACATCAAAAATTGAAACTCTGTAAATGTGGTGAGCTCATCAATGCCTATAAAATCGTACTCAGTACCCAGGTAGTTATAAACGTCTTTTTCGTTTTGACAGTATCCAAATTTAATAGTTCCACCGCTGGGTTTGTATACCAGCAATCGCTTCTGGCTGTGGTACTTCCACATTTTCTTGGGCAGTTCCGCCTGTGCTTTCCGGATCAAGGTCGACTCTAATTCCGGGAATGTGCGGCGGAACAATATGCCGTGCACTGGTACGTTTGGGTGCTCCATCACTTGGGCGGCCGCCTCGTACAGTACGGCCGTGGATTTGCCCGGTCCTGCAGCTCCACCGAATAGCCTGTACCGCGCTGTGCTGCAGTGGAACTCATCCTGCTTTGGGAATGGCTCGTAATCTATTTTTAGACTGTTGGGCACGGCAAACTCTTTGTGCGTGGGTATGGGGTGGTGCGGCACAATAATTTGTGGTTTGTCCGGGAGCGCTATCTGCGTGGCTTCCATGGTTTTATCCTTTCGTAGGCCGCCATATCTTCGGCGGTCTTTAGCTTGTGGCATGCCGGGCACAGCAATCGCATATTGTCCCAGTGGTCCTGCCCGCCGAGCACTAGCGCTTGGTGGTGGTCGCCCTCGAACGCAATGATTGGCAGCTCTACCCCGGCCGGCGTGGTCTTGCTTGCGTGCACTCCACACCTGCAGCACTCGAAGTTGTACCACTTGTGCAGGAACCTCCGGAGGCTTGTTACCCGGAGGTTGTAGCTTACCCAGCCGGTCCACATAACGCGGCGCTTGCAGCTTGCCCCTATACCTGGGCTCTCGCTGCAGTACTGTAGTTTTGCATTATCTAAATGTTTGCCACACCACAGGCAATTTCCCCGGTTTAACTCCCTGGATGTGGTGTACCATTCTGGCCACTTCCATCCTGCTGGGAGCTCTGCTGGTGCTCCTGGTATGCGGTTGATGCTGTAGTGCCGCTTGTACCCGAGTATTAGATTGCCTGTGGTGGGTGACTTCATCATTTGGGTTGTAGCTTCTCCTGGTACGCTTTCAATTTATGCAGTTGTGAGAAGTCAGAGACTGTAATCCTATACCCGCCGGTCACCACATCGCTATTGAGTAGACTCTCGCCTTTCCTGTATGTCTTCTTTGTGGATGGATCAAATAAAACTTTAGTACCCTGCATCACTATTGCATGCGTTCCTGATTTATAATTTTTGCTTTTGACGGTCGCAATCCACGGGTGGTCCTGCCAAATTGCGCCGTCCTTACCATCAAAGCCGATAGCCAATCCGAACTGGTGCAGGAAAACGTCCCATATCCTAAACCACGCGTCGCTATGGTCATTTGGTAGTACTTCCAGTGGCAGCTCCAGGAGGGAAGCCATACACGCCGGGAAACAGTCGCCTATGATATCGCTCACAATTCTTTGCTTTTGCTCTTTCATTTTCTTTTTATAATTACGAGTCTATGGGTGATTCGATTGTCTTTCCATTTGCTCGGGTACTGTGGATCGAACGCCAACCTGCCAGCCTGATATACGACCGCGTGCGCGTAGGTTTTGTACTTCAGGCTGTTACCTATCACTATGTGCGTGCCGCGTTTTGGTGGTGTGGTGCAGGTTACCCAGTAGACCAGGTATCCGTGCTTCTTAAAAAACAGCTTCAGCCGTTCGTTCCACCTTTTTCGTGGCTTCACGAAATAGGGGACCCGGTAGGGGTGCATGTTCAGTACGTATGCTACGCAATCTGTCAGACACCCCTGGGTTTCTCTAAGCCGAGTCCAATTTATTTGTCTTTGTTTTTTCTCCACTGAATTAGCCATATAAGCACTGTAACTAAAAACACCACGCCGACAAAAATGTCACTTGCGGATGGTGCTGGTTTTGGTGGCCGGGGATTTATGACGATATACGTTCCATAGTCGCCTGCCGGTTGCCTGGTAATTTCCATGCATTTGGGCGCTGGCGGAATGGAAGGATCTCTTCCCAGCGTATTAAGAATAACAGGGACACACTACTCTTTTCGCTAGTCCGTGTAAACGGTGCGATCGGGTAGGTAGGTGGAGCTGTACTCTTTTTTTATATCTTCGTACTCGTTCGGTCGGATGCTTTGCATTATGATGCGTGCAATTCGTTCCGTTTGTTGTTCGTTGATGGTTCGCAGCCCCTCCCGTACTTTTTTTGCTTTCGCGTCCTGGCCGCGGGGCATGAGCTCCCAGCAATAATCGTAGTATGGGTCCGTGAGTGCGTGGACCATTTCGTGGCAGAGCAGTCCGACAATGTAGCGCCGGTCGCCCTGCTTGTAGTAATCGTCATAAACCTTTTTGCTTATGTTGATTTCTACTTCGAGGTATCTGGTGTCTACCTCTACGTCCGCCGATACGCCCCCTGCATACCGCCGGTCTTTGAGCTTGGTGTGGTACCAGACTGTAATTTCGTATTCCTGCATGCGCAGCCGGGTTTTAACCAGCCGCGCTGCAGCGTCTACGAATTTTCTAAACTCCTTGGGCGGGTTCCACTTTGTCTTGCTCATGGGTTTGTTCCTCTAAGTGAATTACACCCACTAATTCTACCACTTCGCGATTATCCCCATCTTCGATGCGGTTTATGGCTTTCAGGAGGCCAGCCACAATGTCATCCACCACCCGGTCACGGCCATATTCCTTTATTGCCAGTCTGATGGCGGGTACTCCAAGTTTCGCAACATAGAGCTCTACCTGTTTCTCTGGTTCCATACTATTTCCTCCCGCGCTTCTTACCTAGCTTTTCTTTTTTTGGTTTTGGTGGTACGAGTTCGACTGCCTCGCTTACCTCTGTTGCTGCAGCGTTGGCCCGGTCAACTTCGGCCGATACCTCTGCATAGTGCTTACCCTCTAGCCTGTCGATGCCGACCTTGATCAGCATTTCTTGCAGCGCGTTCATTTCAATGTCTGCGAATTGTGGATCGTCTAGGATCCTGTGTAGCTTGAGCCT